CAACTTGCTTGGGAACAATCTTTATTTGGTGATGGTGACCCTGAAACAATAAAGACATTAAATGAAAGCATTGCAGAAACAAAAGCTAATTTAGAGGAAGTTGCAGTTGCAGCGGTTGATGCTGGAAAAGATGTTGTAACAAACTTTGCAGAAGCGGTATCAGAAGCTGGTGCAATAGGTTCACAATTAGTTGAGGGTGTAAAAGAAATAAGTGTTGAAGCTGCATTAGAAACTGCAAAAGCAAACCAAGCATTAGAAAAGTCTGCACAAATAGCTGCTGCACAAAGTAGAATACTACTAGAGCAATATGATAGACAAGCAGAATTACAAAGACAAATTAGAGATGATGAAACCAAAAGCATAGAAGAAAGACAAGCTGCAAACAATGAGTTGAATACTATCCTTGACAAACAAGAAAAGGAAATGACTAAAAATGCTAAATTAGTCAAAGCAGCAGCACAAGCACAATTTGATTTAACTGGCAAAACAGAAGACTATGTTGCGGTATTAGATGCAGAAGCAGAGGTTCAAGCAGTTGCAGCAACAGTAACTGGGTTTAGATCTGAACAACAAGTAAATGCTAATGCACTTACAAAAGAAGCAACAGAATTAAAAAATGCAGAGTTAGAAAGTGAAAGCTTATTATCTATTGAAAAGAAAAGATTTAATGCAGAGCTTATACAAGATGAATTATTAAGACTTGAGAAATTAAAAGAAATTGACTTATTAGAAGCAGAACAAGAAACTGAAAGATTACAAGCTATCGTGGATAATGCAAGTGCCGGAACACAAGCAAAGGTAGATGCACAAAATGCTTTAGATGAATTTACTGAACAATCTAGACAAACAAATTTAACAAGGGATAATGAAATCACACAAGCGAAAATAGCTAATGAAAAAATGTTAACTGCTACAAAACAAAAAGCATTAGATGATTTAATTGCAATAGGTGGTGCGGAAACTAAATTTGGTAAAGCTATGTTTTTATTAAAACAAGCATTAGCAATAAAAGAAATGATAATGGAAGCTAAAAAAACCATTACATTTTCATCAATAGCAGCAGCAAAAAGTACAGTAGCGGTTGCAGAGGGAACTGCTCAAACTGCTAAAGTTGGGTTTCCACAAAATATACCTTTGTTGATTGGTTATGCAGCACAAGCTGCTGGAATAATTAGTGCAATTAAATCTGCTACCGGAACTGCAAAATCTGCGGTTTCTGGAATTGGAGGTGGCGGAGGTTCTATTGTTGAGCCAAGCGCACCATCAGCTCCACCGGCATTTAATGTAGTGGGTGCAAGTGGTGAAACACAGTTAGCAGATGCAATAGGTGGACAAACACAAAGACCAGCAAGAGCATATGTAGTAAGTAATGATGTAACAACTGCACAAGAAATGGATAGAAACATTATTGAGGGTGCCTCTATATAAACGCAAAATTTTAACAAAAAAACGTAATACATTTATGAAGATAATAGAACTTATTTTAGATGAAGACCAAGATGATATTGGAGTAGAAGCTATCTCAATTGTAGAAAGTCCAGCTATTGAAAGTGATTTTGTTGCTTTAAAGAACCAAGAAATTAAACTTGCAGAGGTAGACAAAGAAAAGAAGATCTTAATGGGTGCTTTATTAATACCAAATAAGCCTATTTACCGAAATAATGGTGAGGGTGAGTATTATATATATTTTTCAAAAGATACTATTGTAAAAGCATCTCAAATGTTCTTACAGAAAGGTAACCAAAGCAATTCAACACTAGAACACGCAGAACCATTAAGTGGTTTAACATTAGTTGAAAGCTGGATTGTAGAAGATAGGGCCAAAGATAAAACTGCATTGTATGGTTTAGATGTTCCTGTTGGAACGTGGATGGGATCAGTCAAGGTAAACAATGATGAGGTTTGGAATGAGTATGTTAAATCAAATAAAGTTAAAGGGTTTTCTATTGAGGGTTACTTTGCTGACAAAATGGAAACACCTAAAGATAAAACACTAGAAGACTTAATGAGTGAGGATGATGTTTTGCTAAACAAAATCAAAGACATATTAAATGCCTAGAACTAAAAACAATAAAATATTTATACCTAGTAGGACATCACCTACTGGGGGTAATCGTGCTTGTTTATGTTGGGACACTAACAAGTATTCTATCTCTTGTTGTGATGGCTCTATGCAAGCACAAGGGGTAGGTGTAATAACAAGAACAGACTGAAAACGCAAAAATTAACCATTAAATAGTTATACAAATAGTATGAAAGCAAACCAAATGTTAAACGAAATAAAAACACTTCTTAATATAGAAGTCAAACTTATGGAAATGAAGTTAGAAAACGGCACTATTGTAAGTGCTGAAGCCTTTGAAAAAGGTAACGAAATATTCATTGTAACTGACGATGAAAAAGTAGCAATGCCAGTAGGGGAGTATATCCTTGAAGATGGTAAATTGTTAATTGTAGAAGCAGAAGGTATGATTGCAGATGTACGTGAAGTATCTAATGAAGTACCAGCCAAAGAAGAAGAAGTTGAAGAAACTGACGATCTTGAAGAAGAAAAAAAAGAGATGGCAGATGTTGCAGATTGGGAGGGAATGGAGAAAAGAATTCAGAACCTAGAAGATGCTATTGCAAGTCTTAAAGATGACAAAGTAGAAGCAGAAGAAGTGGTTGAAGAAAAAGAAGTTGAAATGAAAGAAGAACTTTCATCAGTAAAACCAATTAAACACAATCCAGAAGCAAAAGCACCACAAAAAACACAAGTGAAATTTGCAAAAGGTAATTTTAACACAACACTAGATAGAGTATTAAGTAAATTAAACAAATAAAAATGAATAAAAGAAACGTAAATTTAGCAACAACCACTAACATCACTACATCATATGCTGGTGAGTTTGCTGGTGAGTATATCGCAGCGGCATTATTGTCTGCATCAACTATTGATGATGGCGGTTTAACAGTAAAGGCAAACATCGCTTTTAAAGAAGTGATCAAGAAACTTGCAACAAATGCTATTGTAGCATCTGCATCTTGTGATTTTACACCAACATCTACAATTACACTTACTGAAAGAACAATTGAACCAGTTGAACTTCAAGTAAACCTTCAACTTTGTAAGTATGATTTTGTAAATGACTGGGAAGCTCAGTCTATGGGTTATGGTCTTGGCCAAACATTGCCACCAAAGTTTTCTGACTTTCTTATTGCACACGTAGCGAGCGAAGTAGCACAGAACACAGAATTTTGTATTTGGCAAGGTGACACAGCAGCTGGAACTAACAACTCTTTTGATGGGTTTGAAAAACTAATTGCAGCTTCAGCAACAGCGGGAGATATTCCAGCTGGACAACAAGTAGCAGCAGTAGGTGGTGGGTTATTATCTACAAACATCATTGACGAACTTTCTAAAGTAGTTGATGCAATACCAGCAGCACTATATGGTAAAGAAGATTTGTTTATCTATATGGGAACACAAGCAGCTAAACTATATGTTCAAGCACTTGGTGGTTTTGGAGCAAATGGTTTAGGGGCCAATGGTGTTGCTAATATGGGAACACAATGGTGGAACAACGGAAGCCTAACGGTGAACGGTGTAAAAATCTTTGTATGTCCAGGAATGTCAGCTAACAAAATGTATGCTGCACAAAGATCTAACTTATACTTTGGAACTGGGTTGTTAAACTCAACTCAAGAGGTTAAGGTTCTGGATATGAGTAATTTGGATGCTAGCAACAATGTGAGAATGGTAATGCGTTTCACAAGTGCGGTACAATTTGGTATCGCATCTGATTTAGTTGAGTACGCATAATTAATTAATTAATCAATAGAAAGGGGTGGGTAGTTAATCTGCTCACCTTTTTTTTTAAAACATAAAAAACATATGTCTTGTCTTTTAACAACGGGTCGTAAACTACCTTGTAAATCTGCCTTTGGCGGTATCAAAAAAGTATTATTTGCTAACTATGGAACTATTGCTAGTATTCTAGTAGACCCAACAACAAAAGAAGCTGCAATTACAGATGGTTCACCAGCACCAGAATGGTTTGAATTTGATGTAAAAGGTAATTCATCTTTAGAAACGAGTGTGGTTTCATCTAGAGAAAATGG